GCGCATCGCGTGAAACCCACCTGATCGACCAACAACGGAAGGGGGAGCTATGGCCGGAAAGGCTGTGCCCCGATTCAAGAACGTGTCTCCGCTCGGTGCGCTCGACGTGCCCGCGCTGGGCCGCGTGATCGCCGCGGGCGAGGAGTTCGAAGTGCGCGAGGATCTCGCCCCCCTCTTCGCCGGGCAGGCGGAAAACTACGAGCCGGTGAACACGTCGGCGAAGACGGCCGCGGCGGATGCCACGGCGCCCGTCGAGGAGCTCGGAGAGGGGGAGGTGACCGACGGTGACGACGCAGCTTGATTTCACGGTGGGCGCCGCGAAGGAAACCGCCTACGGCACGGCCGTCACGGTGACCCGGTTCGTGGAGTCCGAGGCGAAGATGAAGTTCGACGTGAAGACGGAGACCGGCAAGGGGCAACGCCCCGGCAAGCCGGTGAACCGGACCCGTCGCAACTACATCTCGCGTTTCGAGGGCTCGGGCGAGATCGCGTGTGACGCGTCGACTCGGGGGCTCGGGTTCCTGTTGAACGCCGTGCTGCACGCCGTGACGAACACCGTCATCGGTGCGACCGCTGCGTACCAGCAGAACCACACGATCAGCCTCACCGACCCGATCCCGACGTACACGATCCAGGAGGTGCTGCCGACCCTCGGCGGCGTGAATGCCTTCGCTCACACCTTCACCGGTTGCGCGTTCGACTCGCTCGAGCTTTCCGCGAAGGAAGGCGGCACCGTCGAGCTCAAGTTCTCGGTGATCGCCCGCGATCTGCTGACGAACGTCGCCGCCGCCGGGGCGTCGTACCCGGCCGACGATGACCTGTTCACGTTCGTGGGTGGGTCGATCGGCATCGCGGGCACGCTGACCGAGCCGACGACGACGGCGCTCGCGTCGCTGTCGGGGCAGCCGGCGGCGAACATCGGCGAGGTGTCGGTCGCGGTGAAGCGCAACCTGGACTCGGACGGGTGGAACCTCGGCGGGCAGGGCAAGCGCTCGCGACCCCCGGTGCTCGGCAAGCCCGAGGTCTCGGGCAAGATCACCGCGGAGTACACCGACAACACGCTGCGCGACGCGTACCTCACGCAGTCGACGCTGCCGCTCGTTCTGACGTTCCTCGGCCCGCAGATCGCCGCTGGCGTGCAGGCGACCCTGCAGGTGGTGCTGCCCGCGATCCGACTCAAAGGTGAGGTGCCGTCGTCCGACGGTGGCAAGCCGATCAAGCAGTCGATCGATTTCGAGGCGTTCGACAACGGCGTGAACACACAGCCGGTGTGGTTCGTGTATCGCACGCTCGACACCACGCCGTGACCGGTCGGCAGGTGACGGGAGCGACGCCCGACCCGGAGTCGCTGAAGCGCCTGCTGAACAAGCTGCGGGAGTTCCCGCCGGCCGTGCGTACGCCGGTCCGGCGGGAACTTCGGGCGCTCGGCGCGCCCGTCATTGCACAGCAGAAAGCGATCCTCGACGGGCCGCTACCCCGCGGTGTTCGCAAGACCGGGTTTCGGCACAAGCTCGTGCACTCGAAGCGCAAGGGCAAGTTCTATGCGGTGAAGGTGAACATCTACACCGACACCGACGTGAAGCGCGGCGGCCAATCGACCGGCATGCGTGCCGGTATCAAGGCCGGGCTGAAGTTCCGTGTCACCGCGGGTAAGACCCGTCAGGGTGTCGAGTTCAAGACCACTGGCCCGAAGGGCGAGGACGGTTTCAACAAGGCGAAGTTCTGGCAGAAGCGCCGGTTCCGGCATCCCGTGTTCGGTGACCGGAAGCACTACATCGACCAGGGCGGCCAGCCCTTCTTTCGCGCCCCCGTTATGGAGGGGCGCGACCAACTGCTGCGCGCGACCGAGGAGATTCTCACGCGCGCGGCCGACCAGACCTAGGAGAGATTTCGCATGGCAAAAATCAAGCTGCTGGACGGTTCGACGATCCCCGTCGTGAAGCCGAATCTCTGGGACGGTGCGGCCGTCGAGAAAGAGATGGGCTGGAACCGCAAGGAGTACGCCGAGCAGATGAAGTCGGTGAGCATTCAGACGGCGTTCGCGGTCTTTGCGAGCCTGCGTCGCGCCGGGCATGACGTCACCTTCGACTCGTGCGCGAAGCTCGACGGCATCGAGAACCTGCTCGCCGAGCCCGGCGACCACCGCGACGCGGGGGCGGAGGGTGAGCAGACCCCGGACCCTCGGTAGTCCGCAACGGGCGCGGGCGGCGCACCAAATCTGAGGATGCGTCGCCCGAGCTCGACGCGCTGAACGAGCGCGAACCGTGGCTCGAGGATCAGGTCGCCAAGCGCGCCCTGCTGATCTGCCGTCACGACTACTGGCCGGCTCTCACCCCGGACCGGCTCTGGGAGTTGCCCTACGAAATGTGGGGGCAGCTGGCGTTGGCCTGCGACTCGATCGCGAAACAGAAAGAAGACGACGCCGCCGAGATGCAGCGTCTGAAGAACCGGAGGTGACCGAGTGGCAGGCAAGTCCGCAACCGATCTGATCATCCGCCTGCTCGTCGAGGACGAATCGCTCGACAAGGTCGACCGGTCAAAGGCGAAGTTCGACGCCTGGCACGACGCGCTCGCGGCCGGGTCGAAGGTTGCCGCGGGGACGCTCCTCGCGGTTGGCGCGGCGGGTACCGGTGCTGCGCTCGCGTACGCCGATGCCGAGGCCGGGGTCGACAAGCTGGCGGGCGCGCTCGCGCTCACCGAGCCGCAGGCGGCGGCGGCCGGCGAGGCGGCAGGTAACGCTTTCGCTAACAACTTCGGGGGCTCTCTCGAGGAAGTGCAGGCTGCCACGGCCGGCGTCATCGGCTCGATTCGCGGTATGCGAACCGCATCGACCGAGGAAATTCAGGGGATCACCGAGAAGGTGCTCACGCTCTCGAGCGGGTTCGAGCTCGAGGCGGATCGCATTTCGCAGGTGGTCGGTCAGATGCTCTCTACCGGTCTGGCATCGTCGGCTGACGAGGGTCTCGATCTGCTGACCGCGACGCTGCAGAAGGTGCCGCCGGCTGTGCGCGACGACATTCTCGATGCTGTCGATGAGTACGGGCCGTTCTTCCAGCAGATCGGCATGTCCGGTGAGGACGCGATGGGCGCGCTGCTCGCGTCGGCGTCCAAGGGTATGTACGGGATCGACAAGACCGGTGACGCGGTCAAAGAATTCGGCATCCGCGCGACCGACATGTCAACGGCCTCTGTCGCGGCGTACGAGGCCGCGGGTCTCTCGGCGTCCGATATGGCGGCGAAGATCCTCGCGGGCGGCGAGCAAGGGAAAGAGGGGTTCCAGCAGGTAGTACAGGGGCTGCTCGGCATCGAAGATCCCGTGAAGCGAGCGAACGCCGCGATCAGCCTGTTCGGTACACCGCTCGAGGATCTCGGCGTGAACGAGATCCCTCAGTTCCTCGAGACCCTGACGGGCGTGGACACGGCGCTAGGCGACACGGCCGGGGCTGCGTCGCGCATGGCTGAGACCGTGTCGGGGAATCCGAAGGCCTCATGGCAGGAGATGAGTCGGACGCTGCAGATGGTCGCGGTGGACATTGGGGCGACCTTGCTCCCCGCAATGGATCTGATCATCGGGGCTCTGCAGTCTTTCGCGTCGTGGGCGTCCGAGAATCAGAGCATCGTGCTTGCTCTCGCTGGCGGCGCATCCGTGCTGGCGGGAGGAGTCCTTGCCGCTTACGGGGCATTCAGGGGGCTGATGATCCTTCAAAGCATCGGCAGCCTGTACGCAGCGTTCAAAGTGGCGCAGACCGGAGCGACGGCGGCGACGGTAGCGCAGACGGCCGCGCAGTGGGGCAATAACGCCGCGTGGCTTGCGTCACCTGTCACGTGGATCATCCTCGCGATTATCATCGGAATCGGTCTGCTCGTCGCTGCGGCTATCTGGCTCTGGCAGAACTGGGATGGCGTCACGCAGTGGGTCGGTGACGCCTGGAACTGGCTGTGGAACAACGTTCTGTCGCCCGTGTTCTCGGCGATTGGTGCCGCGTTCGAGTGGCTCGGGGCGAACGTGTTTGCGCCGGTGGCAAATTTTGTCGTCGGCGTGGTGCAGTGGATCGGCGCAGCCTTCAGCTGGCTCTATCAGAACGTGATCCTCCCGGTCGTGACCGGCGTCATGATCTACATCGGCCTGTGGGCTGCCGTGGTTCAGTGGCTATGGGAGACGGTCGTGTCGCCCGTGCTCGGCTTGATCGGTCAACTGTTCGAGTGGCTCTATTCGAACGTGATCCTGCCCGTGATCGGGATGATTCAGCAGTCACTCCAAGGCTGGGGAATCCTCTTCCAGTGGCTCTACTCGAATGTGATCCTGCCCGTCGCGAACCTCATCGGGGAAGTGATTCGCAATGTCGGCAGCGTCTTCTCGTGGCTGTGGAACAACGCGATCATGCCCGCGGTGAACGGGATCGGGCAGGCCGTGCAGTGGGTCTATAGCTCGGTGATCTCGCCCGTATTTAACGCGATTTCGGGCGCCGTCGACATGGTCGGGAACGCCTTCCGAACAGTCTTCGGCGCGATCGGGGGGTTCATCTCGAACGCCTTCAGCGGGGCGGTGTCGGCGGTCCGCGGTCCCATCAACTCGATCATCGGTCTTGTGAATGGGGCGATCCGGGCTATCAACGGGATCTCGGTCACGATCCCTGCGTGGGTGCCGATGGTCGGTGGTCAGACGTTCGGCGTCTCGCTGCCGCAGGTGCCCTACCTCGCGACGGGTGGAGTCACGATGGGGCCGATGCTCGCCGTGATCGGTGACAACCCGGGCGGGCAGGAGATGGTGCAGCCGTTGTCGATGTATCAGTCAAGCCTCGAGCGAGTGGCCGTCGCGGCTGCGGGCGGGGGCGGGTCGGGTGGCGATGTGAACGTGACGCTGGTGAACAAGGCGGGCGTGGCGCTCGGCGACCTCATCGAGGTCTACGTCGAGCGGGCGGGGCGGCAGCGCCGTGTCGCCCTCGAGTCGGGACGGAGGTAGCGGGATGGCAGGGCCAACCCTCACACAGAACCTCGACGCAAACCCGTTCGTCGAAGTGTTCTTCGACGCGGCGTCGCTGCACCCCGACGCCGCAGAACTGCGCGTCTGGCGATTCTCCGAGGATCGTCAGTGGAAGGTGCGCGGAGGCTGGGATATCGCGATCGGCACGCCGGCTCTCGACTGGGAGGTGCCGTTCCGATCCCTCGCGACCTATCGGGCTGAACAGTTCACCGCGGGTGGTGCGACACTCGGGTTCACCGAGTCGTCGGCGACGACCGTCAACGTGAGTGGCACGTGGGTGCATAATCCGCTCGAGCCGTCGGCCGGGGTGTTCGTGGAAGTGGACGATGAGTCTGCTCGCGAATTGTCCCGGCCGACGCCCGGCTCGATCGTGCGCACCGAGGGCGGGTCTGTGCCACGCCGGATCGGCAGCCGCCGACGCGGGCTCGAGGGGGTCGACGTCGTGTTGAACGTCGATGGACTCGACCGGATCGCAGCGTTCGAAGCCGCTCTCGGCGACTACGGCACCGATCAGCAGGGCGTGCTGTGCGTGCGGACGGCCGACCCCGTTATGTGGCCGCGGACGTTCTTCGCCGCCGCCGACGCGTGGCCGAAGACCGACAAGACCGTTCGCACGGGCGGCGACTGGGTGCAGTTTCGCGCGTCGTGCGACGAGGTGGAACCGCCCGCGCCGGGAGTGGTCGCGCCGTTCCTTCGGTATTCGGATCTCGACGCGGCGTATCCGTCGCTTGCGGCACGAGATGGCCGCTACGGGGCGTACAGCGCGCAAGACCGCGACTATTCGCTCGTGGGTGTTGCAGGGTGAGGGGGGCGCATGCGTGACGCGTCCTCCGACCTGGCGGCGAACCTGCTCGGATCGTTCGACCATTGGTGGCAGGCAGACCTGATGTACGCGGGGTCTCGCCGCATCGCGGATCTTCCTATCTCCGACGTGCGGGTGAAAGAAGACGGCGGGGCGAAGATCCAGCAGACGGGGTCGTGCACGGTCACCTGGACTGACGAGCTCGCGACGTCGCTCGTCCCCGCTTACGTGAACGACCCGCTGGCACCGTTCGGGGCGCAGCTGTGGCTGTCGTCGGTCGTGTCGGCGGGGACGTTCGAGGAGCGGGTGACCTTCGGTCAGTTCGAGATCACCGACGTTCCCAGTGCGCGCGACGCTCACTCGCAGTTCCGGGGGGAGTGGCTCACGCTCGGGTCGCTCGTCGAGCTCGAACTGAAAGAGATCACGTCGGCCATCGCGGCCGAGACCTTCGACGCGCCGTCGTCTCCGTACTCGCTGGACTCAGCGTGGGGCGAGGTGGCGCGTATCGCGGGCATTCCCGTGTCGCGGGCGGTCCCTGATCGCCCGATTACGCGTTCGGTGATGTACGACGACAACAAGCTCGACGTGATCTACGAGCTCGCCGACGTCATCCTCGACGCCGTTCCTCATGTGACGGCGACGGGGGCGCTCGCTGCCCGACCGAACGCGTGGCCGGCAGCTGTGGCAACCCTCACACGCGCTGACCACGTCGTGGACGTGGGGCAGATGATGAGCGCAGCGTCGGTGTATAACCGGGTCGTCGTGCGGGCGACGAGCGGGCAGCAGACGAGCGTGCTCGCAGTCGCGGAGATCACAGACGGGCCGTTGCGCGTCGCTGAGCCTGACGGCACGCGATCGCCGTTCGGGCGTCGGACCCGGTACCTGTCGAGCGAGTACGTCACGGACCAGGCGCAGGCGCTCGCGTGGGCGCGCTCGACGCTCGAGCAGGTGTCGACGCCGCGCGCGCAGGTGCTGCCGGTCGAGATCGTGTTCGATCCGCGCCTCGAGCGCGGCGACGTCGTGCTCATCGAACGGCCGCAGACATGGCTGCTCGGACGCATCGCCACGATCAGCCGCGGCGGCGGGCCGACACAGCAACTCGAAGTCGAAATCGGGGCAGTGACCCCGAAGTAAAAGGGGGCGCCGTGGCATCCGAAGATCAGGTGATTCTCGATCTGCTGGCCGACAAGGCCGAAGGTCGAGTGATCGCGGCCACCTTCCGAGGACTCGACGGGCTGCGAGCGCTGGTCGACTTTGACGGTGGACGTGTGCCGGCACACATGATGACGGGCGCCTATTTGCCCGAGGTGAACGAGCCCGTATGGGTGTTCGTGCTTGACCGTGTCGCGTACGTGACGGGGCCGACCCGGCCGCGTCCGGGAAACGGCACGATCATCTCGGCGTCGGGTGGGAGTGCGCTCGTCGAAACCGCCATCGGGAAGATCACTGCAACCTACGACGGGGCGGTGACGCTGCCCGCCGGTACTGCCGTGAAGCTGATGTGGAATGACGGGGCGCACGTCATCGGCCGCCGCGGGGCTGCGCCCCCACCGCCGGTCATTCCCCCGCCGCCGGTCAGCGCTCAGCCGACGCAGCGGACGGTCACATTCCAGCCCGTCGAGTCGGGCAGCTATCAACCCGGCTACGGGTGGCGAACCGACGACGTGTGGTCGTCTTCGAACAACTCGGGCGGATGGTTCTACCGCGACCAAATCCGGGACACCATTCCCGACGAAGCGCGCATCGACGGGGCCGAGATCTATCTGCCCGGCCCGGACCGACTGACAGGAGCTCGCCCCTTCGGTCGGCACGACTACGGGTCGAAGCCGGGCGGCGCGCTGACGATCCGCGATGAATCCACCCTCAGTGGGACGGACGGCTGGTGCGGCATCCCGCAAGGGCTCATCGAACATCTGAAGTCGAACCCGGGCGGCCTCGGATTCGCGAATGGCGGGTGGAACGTCTGGCCCGGACGTCAACGAAACGGGCAGTCGGGCGCGCTGCGCGTGACATTCACGGCTTAGCGAGGAGGAGGAAACGTGGGATACAGCACGAACGGCGGCCCGAAGGGGCTCGGCAACATCACCGACGCGGCGTCGACCGCCGCGGATATGAACAAGCTCATCGCTCTGATCGGCGAGGTGGGGAATCACCGCGTCGGTTCGACGTCCGAGCGTGACGCGCTCACGGGCGCGAAACTCTACGAGGGTCTGCTGTGGGGGAACACGACCACCGGAGCGATCGAGCGACGCACGGGTTCCGGCTGGAAAGTCGTCGTGTATCCCGATAGCGGGGAGGTGGAGGTGGGCCGTGCTGCCGGCTGGACGGCGTCCGTCACGCCGACGCTTCGCACGCGGTCGGGATACGCCTCTGTGAATGGCCGAATAAGTGGCGAGTCGAGTGCAGGGGCGTCGCCGTTCGGCGCGGCGCTGCCTGCCGCAGCGCGCCCTCTGACGGAGCGAATCACGTTCGGCCTCGACGGCGCGAACACGCTGCACACGATCGTCATTCAACCGGGCGGCGGGTTCGTCGTTCTGACGAAATCGGGGGCGTTGAACGACCTTCGCCTCGGCACGATTCCGCCCTGGCCGACGGGAGTGTGACGTGCTGCAGCTGAACGGTAACGACGTGGCCCCCGGGTTTCGGTCGCGACTCAACGCGCTCTCGCTGCGGCTCGAGCGGATGGGGCACCCGGCGGTGGGTGTGGCATCCGGCAAGCGCTCGAAGGTGCTGCAGGAGGAGATCTTTCGGGACCGCTACCGCCGGCAGGGCTCGGGTGGGGGGCCGTATGGCGACGTCCGCTGGTGGGACGGCGACGGCGACGGCGCCCGCGAGAGATGGGTGCGCGTCAAGACTGGCGGCACGGTGCTGCCGCCGGGTGACTCGACGCACGAAGACCCGCCCGCCACGGGGGCCGACCTGTCGTGGCCGTACAACAACCGCTATACCGCTGCACACGCCGCGCTCGTCGCCATCTGCGAGGAGTACGGCATTCGCTGGACCGGCGTCAACTTCGGCGAGGACTGGCACTTCGACAGCATCTGGGATGCATACGCCAGCTTCGCCGCAGGCGAGGCGCAACCGTTCGAGGAGGACGAAATGACCGCTGCCGACGCGCAGAACGTCATCGACAAGCTGACGGCGCACATCAACTCGCAATTCGCGAACTTCCTGCTCACGCCCCACGGGTGGGGGTACCCCGAGCAGACAGCGCGGGATACCGCCGAGGTGCTCGATCGCATCCGTGGACCGAAGGACGTCCCATGGGACTACCTGCAGCGCGCGTCCTCGATCCTCGAGGCGCTCGCGAGCGCGAGCAGCCCGGCCGGTGTCGACGTGCCGAAGCTGCTCGCCGAGATCGAGGAGCGCCTGCGCTCGACCTTCCAGCAGGAGTTCGAGTCATTCGAGCTCGCCGTTCGCGCGCAAATCGTCGTCGCGTTCCATGAGGTCGAGGGGGTGTCGCCCGAAGTGGTCGAGGCCGCCGTCGACAAGGCTCTCGGCACCCTCCGCATCGAACGAGTCGGCTCGAAAGCCTGAACACAGATCGCCCCCTCTCTCGCCTATCAGCGGGGGAGGGGGCGATTCGTCGTTGGTGGCCGCGGGCGACGCGTGGGCTCAGTAGCCGGCCGCGGTAGCGCCGTGCTCGGCCTGCTCTTGCGTGAAGCCCTCGAACGTCAGCTGCTGAATCAGGCTGTCGCGCGAGAAGGACGTGAGATCGAGGTACTCTTTCGCTTTCTTCTCGGCCTGGACGTTCCAGTCGGCCGCGATGTTGTCGACGGCAAACTCGGCATCCGCCGTCGCGAAGCCCTCGAATTCCAGCTGCTTAGCAAGGCCGCTGCGCGAGAACGCGGTGAGCGAAAGGTAGTCCTTCGCTTTAGCCACGGCGTTGCGCTGGCCCATCGTGAGATCCGGCGTGGCGGGTGCCGGGGCTGCGGACTGGGCGGGTGCTGTCGTCTCGGCGGGCTCGGCGACTGCGGCCTCCTCCGTCACCACCGGGGCCGGGGATGCGGCGATCGGCGCGCTCGACTCGATGCTCTGGCTGATGCTGGATGCCGCGCCCGCGAACGTGGCGATCGACACCGCGATAGCGACGATCCACGCGACGACTCCGAGCGCGAGGCCAGCCCACGCGAGACCGCGTGTGCGGTTCTTCTTGACGAGACCGATGATGCCGAGCACGATCGCCGCGATGGCGGGCGCCCACGCGACGAAGCTCAGGACCGGAATTACGGCGCAGATAAATGCGACGCCGCCGACGATGAGGGCGACGAGGCCTACGGTGTTCTTCT